CAAGCGATACTAGCAGCATACCCTGAACTGAACCGAGTGTTTAAAGAATTAGAAAAAACACCACAAGGTAAGTTCTTGAACGGACAAAATTTATTATTAAAAATATTTGAAGATTATCCCGACATTATTGGAGACAATTCTAGCGCACCAGTAGCATCAGCACCAGCATCAAAGAAAGCAACGAAGGCAAAGAAAGCACCAAGAGCCGACTCGGCAGGTGGTGAACCAAAGCGTGCAAAGAAAGAAGAAGACATTGAAGATTATAGAGGTGCCGATTTATCATTTCCTGCGAACGTATTTGCAAGCGACGATTTAGCAAGACCACCGCCATCATCACCGCAGTTGTCTGACGATGGATATTTTAACGATATAATGGGCGCACTCGGTGCAACACCACCACCTGATGACGAAGAATATGAACTACCTGACTTGGAAGGTAATGGATACGGAGGGGCGACCGATGCGCAAATAGGACGGGCAGCCCGATACAGAACCCACGTGCGCGAGGCGTTAGAGCCACCAAAATATGAGTGCCTGTACAGAAACTTATCTTATATAATCCATTCCAATGACGAGAACGCGATTGGTAATCCATTTTCACCCGATGATAAATACGACGCAGACGTTCAAAAGATATTAGACAAAGCCGAGGCGAATTTGAAGCGAGTTAAAGAATTAAGGGATAAAGGAATTGAACCCAGAAAAGTTCCAAAATGCAGTGGTAAGGTATTCAAGCCCGAGACAACGCCCGCAGTACAGCCCTCTGTTTTTAAAGCATCTACACGAAAAAGAGCGTCCGCATCTGCTGTTGATTTCACAGCACCAGCAAAGCCAGCACCATTTAATTTTGCAGCAATTGATAAACTGCGAAAATCAAACACGCCCGTACCCGTACCACGCAAAGTCCCACTCTTTGTACCAACACCCGAATTAATAGAGAAGGCTCGCTTAAAACGATTAGAAGGCAAAGGAATGATAGGAGGTAATTGGTTTGACGACGTCACCAACGCGGTGGCATCTACGCTATTCGGTAATGGTCGCCCACACGCGCAATATCCGTATTTACTTTAATTATTTCATTTAGCGCCAATATATAATCTAATAACATATTATATAATGGAAGAAACCCAGAAGGTCACTTTATCTTACTCCAAAGAACTGCAAGACATTGCACTCAACACGCTCAGTGTTAGAATTACAGAGCAACTATACGACCCAGTAGGAGCGTTGATGGTTAAGCAATTTGCAGAAAAGACACAGAGCGGTATTAACAGCGTATCGCACGATTGCAACACGAAGGCGCAACCAAACCGCCCGATTATCCTGCAAGAAATACCCGACTACCTCCCAAAAATAGAAGAACCAAAAAAGGCGGTACTAACATTGATACCGCCCACGTGTAAGTTATAATTACTCAACATATTTTGCAACAACGTAGTCGGCAGATGACCCGCCTGTTTCATTTCTTAGCCTCTCAACGAGTTCGGTGAATTCGTCGAGGGAGTATCCTATCTTCATTGTTTCAATACGAAAGACACACCATCGCCCGCAGGTCTGTATCTTACTATCTAACTTTTGAAACCGCTTTTTATTCCAGATTGTAGTCCACCCATCTTTTTCAGCTTGGTGCATTAAGCGGGACATTTCATTAGTAGCCTCACCAAGTATCATACGCATCATCTTGCTTATAAACTTCCAGTCAGAGTCCCACTTGCATCCGTAAGAGTTAAAATATTCTATCGTCTTACCATACCGCAAGACGCTGACCCAATGCCCGTGGTTATATTTGTCTTCAATTAATATAATGCGAGCCGACTTATCAGTAGGCAGTAGTTCTTCAATCTTGGAGTAGTTCTTCAAGTCGCTATATTTAATAATGTCTTCGGGCTTTACACCTGAATGTCTCTCTAAATCATCATTCGTCATCGGCGTGCTAATTCTTTGATTAATCCTTTCTTCGGGGCTTAACTTAGACATTGTATATATTAGTGGTTAGATTATTTTTTAAACAATACGTTTTATTTAGCAATAATTAATATCTGTTGATTATATAGATGGTACACTGGAACAACTCTTACACATATGGTAAAGGACAAGAACCCAAGGTAATAGAAACTTTGCAAGAATACTTTGCACGGGTAATCAAGGCGACGGAGGGGCAATATGCAAAATACGATGCGACTGATGAGATTACGGACTACGAAATCAAAAGCAGAACTAACTCAATGAAAGCATACCCCACGACGATGATTACTTGCAACAAGATGACTGATGCGACCCGCCCGTTAGTCTTGGTATTTAACTTTACTGATTGCTTAGCGTATATAGAGTACGATGCAGAAAAGTTTAGCCAATACGTCACCGCACCATTCAGCAGAGCGAGATGTTGCTGGGACGAGAAAATGCACGTATATATACCAGTAGAACATCTCTCCGTTATAAAAAAGTGGTAGAATAATCTGTTAAATAGATGTTTATAATAGATTATTTCAGTTAGATTATATCATATATATATTGTATCAACGAAAATAGATTATTACAACACATATGATGATATAATTTTAAAATTATATCAGTGAATGGTATGAAATAATCCAAAATAAGCATACTCGTAGATTAATTATATGAAAATGGTGAAATAATCTAACAAAATAGGGGCTTTTCAGCACAAAAATAATTGAAATGATAAAAAAATTGAAATGATAAAAAAATTGAAATCTATTTCCGCCAGTACACACTAAGCAAACAAAAGGTGAAAAATTGATTTTAATCCACGGGCTAAGTTTATCAGCAACAACAACAACAACAATGAACCAACACGACTGCTGCGACTGCGAAATTGAAAACTGCGCTGTGTGTGCGCTGTACCCTGTGTGCGTGGGTTGCAAGACAAACGACGACGGCGGACGCCTAGACGGGTTTGATATTAGCGTGTTAAACCTGCGTATTGTTGATTGCAATGGAGTCCTGCAAGAACACGGCTGGGTGTGCGGTGGGTGTGCATTCATTGAAAACCCAAACTATCTGTGCAGTGCCTGCGGTGAGGCTAAGAACCTGAACGACCCGCACCATCACGACGAAGAACAAGGGCTTCGTTTCTGCACTGAATGTGTGGAATAAATAAAAACAAAAACAAAATAAAAAATAGGCAGTCGCCTTTTTTTTCATTTCAATTATTTTTTGATCCAGTGGGGGCTACGACCCACAATAAAAAAATTGAAATCAATTTCCGCCAGACCACACTAAGCATCAAAAGTTAAACAACAACAATTAAAATGAGCGCAACAACCGACATTACCTGTGAATTCTGCGCGGCGCAGAGACACGAAAGCAAAGGATGGTGTGTAATAGAGCTTCCTTCCTGCTGCAAGCGGGGGGAGGTATGGTGCTGTGATGTGTGCGTTAATGACCCTGAAATCAGGAACGTCAAGATACGCGATGCGGACGACGACAGCGACAGCGACGACGACGACAATTTCAGGTGCGACAAATGCAACTGCGTAAAGGACAGGGACTTCCACATATCCTTGAATGGCGACGACAGCGGGAACACCATCTGCGAGGAATGCATTGATGATTACATCGCGGAGCGCGTGCTTGAAGCGCGTAGACTGGTGCAGGCGCGCGAAATCTGCAAAGAATGCAAATGTGGGAGTATGAACCTCGACGACGAACACGAGGGCGTCCCAATTACGTGCAACAAATGCTCTGGGCTGTGGTGCTACGACTGCGGTGGCGATGACCTGTGCGACGATTGCAACAGCGACGTAGATGAGGAGGAGGAGGAGTAGATAGATTTATAACTTTTAAAATAATTTAACCAAATTCGGTTTTTTTCATTTATATATCTGCGTATATAAATGGAATGGTCATTCGGTAAGAACAGGGTGGTAAGTGCACTGGAACGCTTGCTTCAACCCAAAAAAAAGGTTCGTTGGAAATGGCGATATTTCTGCTGTTGTTGCAGAATTGATGCAATTGAAGAATTCAGTCCGCCTCTGATTGAAGGTGAGATACATTAATTACCTGCGGGCTTCGTATCTATTCATTAATCGCTCTGCGAGTTTTTTATCAATCGCACCCATTGAAGGCATTGATGGTATTACTTCATCAAATATCTCTTTCTTTATTTTTTCAAACTTATCAGGATTATATCTACTGCGTAAGTGCATCGTATAATGCATATTTAAGAAGTCGTCAATAGCACTGCGCTGTGCAGAAGATATTACTACTCCGCCCACCATCTTACGGGGTCTGCCTCTACCCCGTCCTTCTTTCGTCGGTGGCGGAGGAGGTGGCGGAGGTCTATCGTATCCTTCCTGTGTTGCTACTGGCGAGCCTGTCGGGTCGCTGTAACCCGCTGGTAGTAATGCAATTAATATTTCAACGATAATGGCTTCGGGAACTTCTCTATCCAATAAATTCTGGATTACCCCCGCTGGCGCAAAATCGTCTATTAATGCACGAGCATCAGGGTCTACCGCACTACCATCAAGTGGATATGCACGCATTAATAAACCTCGCACTTCTCGGCGACGGCGACCACGCTCTCCTTCGTCTCCCACCACTGCCCGCTTCCTTTTCGGCGCACCGCCTTCCATTCCGTCTACTACACTGGTATCGGCGGGGCTCGGTATCTCAAACTGGGATGCGGTCTTTGTAGATGCGACGGGCGTATCATCTACACCCGTAATGGCGGTGCTTACTGATGCCCCGACGTTAGTTAATTTTCTTGCAACTCTGCGCAGGAATGTATCGTCCTTAAACAACGCGTCGACGTCCTGCTTTATAAACGCCTTATCAGCTGCGCTTCCAGCATTAGACCCTTCCAGCAATGCGATGATAAAGTCCTGGCAGTTGTTTGATGATGCGTCGTAGCGCGTGAATTTATCGCCCAATACCTTCTCCCCTCCCATCATCAATTTATTCATTGTTAGTGCGGATGGGACAGGTGCAATTTCATTAAATTCGGTATGTTCTTCTGCCTTCGGGCTCGGTGTGATTTTTATTACTTCTTCCTTTTCAATTGCATATGTTCCGCTTGCAGTGGTCACCAAGAGTTTTAGATGAAAGAGGTCATCGTATGGTTGTCTTGCAAACTTTTTATTAAATGAGCCGAGAGATACTGCGTTCATTAATGAGTTTAATACCTTCCGTACTGGCTTCCTACTTGCAACCATTTTTAAAATAGGTTCATCTCCGTGTTTTCTTAATGTTTCTTTAACAGCAGGTGAGAGAGGTAGTTTGCTTAAAAAAAGAACTGCATCGCCGTATCGTTCAACCTTTTCTGCTAATTTCTTACCGAGGATTTTTGAACCTACATTACGAGCAACCTTCTGTGCTGTCTTTTTAACGCTTGTTAAAAAATCGCCCAGCCCCTCACCTGTCGGTTGCATCTTACGTGGTCGTCCTCTCTTTTTTTTTGAATTAACCAATTGAATAAACTCGTCCATATATATAATATATTACTATATATTAAATATTTAAACTAAAAAAAATTATAAAAATCGGGTAGGCATTTCTTTTACTTCTAAATAAATACCTCCCATCATCCCGTGCGGGGTGTATGTTCGTGGGTCGCTCCCGTACATATGTCGTGCTAATAAATTATCACCAAAGCCCTCGCCAGCAGGCACAGCCAGAGGTGGTGCGGGTGCTTTCTTTATTCTACCTCTGCCTTGACCCGTTGGTCGCCCTTGTGGGAATATTAACGTTTCAGTATTCGGTGATTCACTCGGGAGTTGTTTATAATTACTAAGAAGCCCAGCCAGTGTCTGGCTTAACTTCATTAAATCCTCAATGAATACACTAAACAATTTTAGCAATGTGGCTTGTCTTCTCTGACTCAAAGCATTAACACCTGCGACTATTGATTGGAATATCTCTACCAATTCGTCATTTAACTTTCTTATATTGGATACCTGCCCGTCGCTGAATATATTTAAACTTTTTACATTTTGTTCTAAATACGAATTTAAATCTGCAACCGCCTTTTTAACAACCGCATTTACAGAAACAAATCGGTCAATCGCTGCCCGCCCAAATGCAGCATTATTTCTGTTCGTTCTGTAATATTCGTTGGTTAATTCTATCTGACCTCTTATTTCACCCACGGATGCTACTACACTTTGCAATCGGGTTAGTATACCATTATATAATGGTGCTGCCGTGTCTGCCTTTACTACCAGCGGGTCTCCCGTCGGCACTGCATACTTCTGCTTGTTCTTTTTATTAATACGCTTTTTAATGGCGACTAAACTATCCATCTCACCGCTTAATTTTTTAACTCTGGGCATATTATATATTATAACGAGATTTAAATATATAATAATTCACTAAATAATTAATAGAGACCCTCTTTTTTGACTATCTTTGACGCTTCAATCATTTTAACACCGCGTTCCTTCATCACCTTTTTAACAATCTCTGCGCGGGCATTACGTCCACCTTTCTTTGCTCCGCCCGATTTTGCTCCGCCTGACTTTGCTCCGCCCGATTTTGCTCCGCCTGACTTTGCTCCGCCTGACTTTGCACCTCCGAGCATCGGCTTGGTTGCTTCAACCGCATCCATTACGCGGGACATATCGGCTTTCTTTGCACGTGCCTTCTTCATTTTCTTACCGACCTCGGCAGCGGGACTTGCAAGCATCTCACCACCACAGGGCTTACCAAAGTCGCGAGTACCACTAGCACGTCCGCACGCGTCCTTCTTATTACCGACCATTACGCCTCCGCTTTTTGCGCCTCCGCACGGGCATCCCATCTCAGCGCACATCGGGCAGGACTTCATCTTACGCTTGTGCTTACGCGCACGTCCCCGTCCTGCTAAACCTTTCACAATACCACTCAACCCACTAAGACCTACTCCAACAGGTGGCATTAAGAAGGATAAAGGCTTAGCAGCAAAATCTATAACATCCGTAAAGCCTTTTGCAAAATCTCTCAAAAAATTACCGCCCACAGCACCATCTACTCCTGCGTATCTTCCTCCGCTACTGACCTCCATTCCACTGCGCATATTGATGGGTGGGTATGCGGGCGAATTACCGCTTAATACAAACTCACGTAGCGTTGACCCACCTTCCATTACAACTCTTTCGTGCGGGTCGTGGTATGACCCATTACGCATCGGTATTTCGGTCGGCTGATTAGCCATTGTTGTACGTGCCTCATTCTTACGCACCTTTGATACTAAACGGCGATTATATTCCGTGTCGTAGGTAATATTTGCTTGTGGCATACTATATATATATCAACTATATTTTTTTATTTGATATATGTCTAAATACGAATTAATATGGCACTGACCCATTTTTTAATGGTCTGACCCATTTTTTCACGTTTTTTTAAAAGTCCTCTCGGGAAGGGGAAGTTATAGGATAGTTTTAAAAAAACGCTCAAATATGGGTCACCCCATCAAAATCTGGGTCACCCCACGTGGGTGCTTAACAATACCGCTTTGCACCGCCAGACGTTCCTAAACCAAGGAGCGACTTACCCTTGGCGAGTGCGAACTTTTGCACGTCAGGGTCTTCGGCAGCCCGCATCACATACGGAGACACCTTTCTAACAACACCGCTTAAAAAGTTCATCAAATTACCACCCGTCATACGTCTAACCTCGGCGGACTTCATCGCGGATGCCTGTTGCTTGGACTTGGCGTCAAGCACCATCTCCTTGGTAAGGATGCCCGTGTAGATGCTAGACACACCTTGCTGGGTGGTGAAGATACCAGAGTTGGCGGTAATAACAATCATCTCGGGGGCAATAGTAGACGTGAATTGGTTGGTTACACCCACAGTGAATTGAAAGTTATAATTACCGAGAGACCCGCAAGTAAGGTAGTCAGGCAAGGACAAATCGTAAGCAGGGGATATAACAAGCAAAGAACCCGTGGTTGCAACCTGTGATACGATACCCGTGGCAGCGTCAACATTGCTCGCTTGTCCGCTGAACTCCGCCCAAGACTGGGTAGATCCGTTTTTAACAGACATACGCCACAAATCGTAAGCAGTAGCAGAAGATAGAAGACCAGACTGGTTATTCAAGTTGATGCTAATGTTATTAATCTTGAAGAAGGCATCGGCATCAAAGATTGTTTGCTGGTTCATCGGCTTACGAATATTGATGATAAACAAATCGGGGATTTGATTGATTTGAAGATTGCTAGATGTTAGAGTGGTGGTAGCAGCGGGAGCAACAGCAGATGCGAGCGCGCTGGTAGTCAAGTAGCGGGGGAAGTCCATATAAGGCACGATGTTCTTGGACTGGATAAGGTCGCTGGGCTGGGACGATAACAACTTCAACAACAACTGAGGGGATGAACCACCAACGGGAGCAAGGATAGAACCAAACGCCTGGGGCTGGTATTTGA